ACTTGGGCAAGGCTTCGGGAATGTTTGAATTCAACGGATAGTAATCTTTCAAGTTGGGCAGTTCCAACACATCGCCTACCATGAGTTTGCGTTGAAATACATCAATCATGTTGTTGTAGTGGAATGTGATAAACAAGGTATCGTTGTTTAGGAACAGTCCAAACTGACTCAAATCAAAGTCCACGTCTTGAGCATTGTACACACCACGCATGACATAGATGTCTTGATCGTAGATTCTATCACGATTCTCCAACAACAGCAAGTCTTGGATGTTTAGTGGACTGAGTTCATCATAAACAGGTTGTGTGGCATCTGCGTTGCCACTAAATGCTGAGTCTTCGCCGCCAGTTTCTGGACCCATGTATTTGTGAACATAGATATCTACCCCTCCAACAGTGTACATCTCTCGGATAGTACGATCCAAAAATTGGTAGTCGCGGGTTCGATTGGGGCGGTATAGGCTTAGGCGTGGCATAATGTTATTTATAGTATTTTGGTTGACTGAATATTCCTAAACTGCTATAATTAGCACTTAACAACAACGGGAGCCACAATGCTAACAGATGTACAAAGCGCACAAATTAATAATACTGAAGTATACACTTTAGATTATGAGGCAGAAGCCCTGCAAAGCTACAAGGACACAGGCGAGGACTTGATGGACGAGCTAGAGGTGCGGGCAACAAATGTTATTTTGGAGCAGACAAAGTGGGATGCTCGCGAGGATCTGGGCGGCATTACAGTTTACTTCCGAGATAGTACTTTAGTAGCATTCTACGATTACGAGCAGTTTCGAGGCACTGTGTTCTAAAAACAACACTTTTTAGCGGGATTGACATAAAAATCAGTCCCTGCTATAATTACAATTATTGCTTTTTTGGAGAACGTATGAAAGTCGCAACAAAACCCGTCAAGCCCTTAAACCCACGTAGTGCAGACACCAATGCCCTAGGCATGGAACCCATGTGGACCCGCCAGCCTACAGATAATCGATTTAGTGCTTTGAGCAAGGCGTTCTCTTGGTACAACTACTTTTATGGCAAAAAAGACGCACGTGAAATGATTGTGGCTTACTTGGAAGCACATGGCCGCAAAGATGACGTGCGCACACTCAAACGCATTCCAGACAGCTCAATCCGACTCACAACAGGTTGGCTGTGCCGCATGAGCTTGGTGGGACTAGATCTCACAGATCAAGAACAGACCAAATTGGATAACTTGCTACAAGAAATTTTAGAATCCAAACAAACTGAAGTTGCGGAAGAAACCCCGGTAGAGGATACAGTGCCAAAAATCACCATCCAAGATCGCCTGCGAGAGAAGGTATCAGAATGTGCAGGTGAGTTAGACGGATTGTTTGATGAGTTCATCTCAAGTGGTGCCAAACTCAACGCAGACTATAAACCCGTGGTGCTTATGCGCAGTCTAAACATTGCCCCACAAATGGTGAACGACATCAAACAAATTTGGACTCGTAAACTTGTGGAGTTTGATGAGGCAGTAGCAGGCAAAGATGCAGATTTGGTACAGGGATACGGCTACCTGTCCAAAATACAGTTAAAGAATTGTGTAAAGTTCTGTGAGCTTGTGATTTCAGACTGTGGCGCTTATGTACAGATTAAAAAAGTTGAACGCAAGCCTCGAAAAGTCAAGGCAGTGCCACCTGAGAAACGTGCCGCAAAGTTCAAGCATATCATGGAATTTGCAGAGCTCAAACTCAAAGGACTACCGGCCGCAAGTCTTGTGGACAAAACCGAAGCCTGGTTGTATGACACCAAAAAACGCAAGTTGATACACCTTGTTGCTGACAGTCACACACAGGCATTTACTGTAAAGTCTAACTCAATTATTGGGTTTAGTACTGTTGACAGCCAGCAAAAAACTCTGCGCAAACCAGCAGAGATAATCAAAGCCCTGGGAGCCGCAGGCAAGCCAGCCGCAAGAAAGATCTACAAGGACTTGACCACTACGGAAACACCGTTTAACGGACGTGGCACAGAGAACTTGATCATCCTTAAAAGTTGGTAAATAAAGGGGACGGAGTCCCCCAATGGCAGAACAGCAACAAAACTCGCTTGAGACACTCAAGCAAAACTTGGTAGAATATGTAAAGCTTCAACTTGGTGATCAGATCATTGACATCGAGTTGGATCCTGCTCACTACGAAGCGGCCTATCAAAAAACACTAGGCACTTACCGCCAACGGGCCAGCAATGCCTATGAGGAAAGCTACAGCTTTATGGAACTAGTCAAAGATGTCAACATCTATCAGTTGCCACAAGAAGTAGTAAGTGTACGACAGGTATTCCGTAGAACATTTGGTGACGCCACAGGTCCGTTTGCCAGCAACTTTGATCCGTTTGCGCAGGCAAGTCTCAACGTGTATCTCATGAACTTCAACGTAGCAGGCGGCCTTGCCACATACGACTTCTACTCACAGTATGTTGAATTGGCCGCACGGATGTTTGGTGGCTATATGAACTATACTTACAACCAGGTCACAAAGAAAATTCAACTAATCCGTGATCCAAAAGGCACTGGCGAGAATGTGTTGCTTTGGTGCTACAACCTAAAGCCCGAAATTAACTTGCTACAGGACTTTCAAATCTCACAATGGATCAAAGACTACATGGTAGCCAACTGTAAAATGATCATTGGTGAAGCCCGTGAAAAGTTTGGATCAATTGCAGGCCCACAAGGCGGTGGCACCCTAAACGGAGCCGCAATGAAAGCCGAAGCCAAAGAAGCAATTACAGCATTAGAAGAACAGCTCAAGAACTATGTGGATGCCAGCCAGCCGCTTACCTGGGTAATCGGTTAACCACTAGATTGCACACACACAAGTTTTGTGTTATAATAGCACATGGACTTGATGATCGACTTAGAAGGGCTTGCAACAGGCCCAGACACTACAATACTAACTATTGCGGCCCAGAGCTTTGACCCGTTTGGCCAAGGTCACTCTGGCCAGAGTTACTATGCTAGAGTCACATTAGAAAGCCAAGAAGATCGCGCTATTGATCAAGGCACAATTGATTGGTGGGCCACACAACCTGCTGTGGTGCGGGACGAAGCGTTCAACGAACAAGACCGTATTCCCTTAGATCAAGCCCTGGACGGACTAGGTTGGCTAATTTGGCACTCCAACAGAATCTGGGCACAAGGTCCCACATACGACATGAACATTCTGGAACATGCTTACAAGAGCTATCACAAGCCTTTACCTTGGAAGTACTACATGGTTCGAGACAGCCGCACAGTGTTTAGCCTGTGGCCTGATCAGCCCATCCCACCTACTAGTCATCATGCACTAGAAGACTGCCGCAGACAAATTGGTATGCTACAACGCACACTAGATCACCTTAACGTAACCTCACTCAAATGACCCTTCCTAAACTGCTGATTATTGGCAACGCTCGACACGGCAAAGATACTGTGTGCGACATCCTGCGTGAAGAATTTGGCTACAGTTTTCGTTCTAGTTCAGACTTTTGTGCCGAAAAGTTCATCTACGCAGAGTTAAAAAACAAGTATGGATATACCACTTATGCACAGTGTTTTGATGACCGGCACAATCATCGTGCAGAATGGTATGACATGATTCATGCTTACTGTCAGGATGACTATGCTAGACTGGGCAGAGAAATCTTTGCTGAAAATTCTATCTACTGCGGACTTCGCAACAAATCAGAGTTCCATGCTATGCGTAATACAGGCGTGTTTGACTATGCTATTTGGGTAGATCGTAGTGATCATTTGCCCCAGGAAGATCGCTCTAGCATGAGCCTGGAAATCTGGATGGCAGATTATGTGATTGACAACAACGGCTTGCTTGAAGATCTACGACGCAATACCCGTGAACTAGTTACAAGTCTGGTTGCAAGTCACCTGGACGCCATACAGAATCAGACTTGGCTAAATCAACTTCGCAGTTCCGACACACAGTTTTGAGATTTTTTAGAGCGACATTGTTGAGGTCTCCGTCCATATGATACACTAGAGTTTGAGCAGAGTAGCGGGCTTTGAATCCGCACTTGTCGCATGCCATTTTCTTCTTGTACCCTGCTGCCTCCCAGCGGGGTATTCTCTTTTTAACCCCACGTCCTTTACGAAGGCAGTTGTCACATCTAGTGCGATAATGCTTGACTCCATCTTTGATGTAGTTCACAGCACAAGGACGTTGGTTACAAGCTGGGCAAATGGGTCTCATACGGTATTTAGCGACAGGACCTTTGCCAAAGGGCACCGTAACACCGCCTTTTTTGAATATACCTATAAATATTGTATCTTGAAAAGGAATTGACCATGGCTCTAGTATCACCAGGCGTAGAAGTAACAGTTATTGACGAAAGTCAGTATATCCCTTCCGCTGTTAACACAGTACCGTATTTTTTAATCGCTACTGCACAGAATAAAGTAAGTTCAGACGGCGTGACAGTTGCTGCTGGAACATTGGCCGCAAATGCCAATAAAACGTATCTAATCACAAGTCAGCGAGACTTGGCTGCCACATTTGGTGTGCCATTCTTCTATCAGACCACAACAGGTACAGCAATCAACGGCTACGAGCTCAATGAATACGGCTTGCTGGCTGCTTATTCATCCCTGGGAATTACAAATCGTTGCTATGTGCAACGTGCCAACATTGACTTGTCTGAATTGACTGCCAGCTTGGTTCGCCCAACGGGTAACCCCAATGACGGCGATTACTGGCTAGACACATCCACAAGCGTTTGGGGAATCCAAGAATGGAACCAGACTACAAACACATTTACTGTAAAAACTCCTATTGTTATCACAGACACAGCAGATGTTGTTAACTTTAGCGCAGGAGTCTTTACACCATTGGCCAGCATTGGCAGTATTGGTGATTATGCAATCTCAGCAGTATCCCCTACCAACCCAGGGTATTACAAAAATTCATCAAATGCCTGGGTACTAGTTGGATCAGATGATTGGAAAGTGTCTTGGCCCACTATTACAGGAACTGGAACTCCTTCTAGCCTTGATGCTGGTAATATTATTGTGATTAATGGTGAGACAGCGACAGTACCAGCATCAACTAGTAATACCGTAGCAGGATTGGCCGCAGCCATTAACACCGCTGCAATTCCAGGAGTCACCGCGGCAGTTGTATCAAGTAAATTACAATTATTTGGCAACTCTTTAACAAGCCCTGACGCTAGTAGCTTGATAGGCGGAGCAATTGAAATTAACACGTCTAGCACACCTGGACTGTTGACTGCTCTTGGTATTTCCACTGGCGTATACTACACTCCAACGTACCTGCCATCCTACAGCTATCAAGCACCTCGCTGGGCAGTTGGTCAACCGGTTACCGCAACTAATTGGCCATCACCTACAGGCTCTGTATGGAACAACATGAGTCCTGCTAACAACGGTGTAGCGTTAAGAATTAAAAAATACAGTTCCGCACTAGGCACATTTGTTAGCCAAACAACAACAACTTATTCAAATCTTAGCAATGCAAATCTTGCACTAGACCCCACAGGCGGAGGCAAAAATATTCCAGTTGGTACCACTGTTGCAGTTTGGGACGCCATTGGCGCCGCCAGTGTTGAGCCGTTGATGGCCTTGGAAATTCTTGAACGTAGCTCTCTTGGCGCTACTATAATTACAGGATCTACGTCTACACCTGGGCCATTTGTAAATGGCACCACTTTCCGCATTACAGGAACCCAGACAGATGGTATCAACCAAGGGGCCAACGTTACTATAAACGGTACAAATACTGCTGCTTTTATCACAGCAGTAAGTTCGGCTAACATCACTAACGTCAGCGCCAGTGTAAACTCATCTGGAGCAATTGTGCTCACTCACTCCTCTGGCGGTAACATGAGTCTGCAAAACCTTACTGGAACTCCTGTTACATTGGCTGGATTCACAGTTGACACCCCAGGCTGTATACCATCATTTACGGCAGCAAACACACTCACATTGACTAATTGGGTAACAGCACCAGAATTTACCTACACTGCTAGCACCACAGAACCAGATCAAGATCCAGTGGATGGCCGCTTGTGGTATTACAGCACAGTGAGCGATGCAGATATATTGATTCAGAACAACGGTGCGTGGGTTGGCTATCAAAACGATACCAACGATGTTCGTGGGTTTGATCTAAGCGACACCGACCCTGCAGGTCCGTTGATTGCTGCCACCGCTCCTATTGAACAAAGTGATGGCACTGCATTAGTATATGGCGACTTGTGGATTGACACCAGCGACTTGGAAAATTATCCCAAACTGTATCGTTGGGAACTAGTAAGCGGTGTTGCACAGTGGGTAGAAGTTGACACCACAGACCAAGTTACACAAAATGGTATCTTGTTTGCGGATGCACGGTGGGCACCCAACGGCACAACGGACCCTGTGATGGATCCGTTCCCAACTATTGAAAGTTTGTTAACTAGCAATTACTTGGATTTAGACGCTCCTAATCCTGACCTATATCCTGAAGGTATGTTGTTGTTTAACACACGCCGATCAGGTTATAACGTCAAGAGCTTCCAAAGTGATTACTTCAATGCAACATCATATCCTGATGACACACTGCCAACAGTCAAGAGCACCTGGCTAACAGCATCAGGCAACAGAGATGATGGTGCCATGTGGTCTGGTCGCCAAGCACAACGTCAGTTGATTATTCAAGCCATGAAGGCAGGCATTGACACCAGCGAAGCAGCACGTGAAGAACAAAATCAGTTCAGCTTGATTGCTACCACAGCTTATCCAGAGTTGATTCCTAACATGGTTGCA